CGCATATGTCCTCGCTGATAACAAGCTCGCGCAGATGGCTGAGTGGGATCTTGATATGCTGGCGAATGAAGTGAAGGAGCTACAAGGGCTGGACTTTGACTTGGACCTGACAGGCTTCACAGAGGAAGAGCTACAGCAAGAGCTAGGAAGCATGAAGGATGTCACAGACTTAGAGCATAACTCTATGACGATGAAAGAAAGGCAGGAGGGGTATGACGAGTCAGCTTTCAGGCAGATCATTTTGATATACCAAGCTGATGACTACGATGCCGTCATCAACGCTCTAGGCGACTACGCTGAGAAGAACGGACTCGCTGACAACTGCGAAGTAGTTAATCATCTCTTAGAATCGAACGGATATGCAGTGTCTAGACAAGAAGCCGAAGAAGATTAACGTAAAAGAGTTCAGGCATAGGCGTGCGGATGACGCAGACTGCTCAAGCGTAATCACAGAAGATACAGTTGTCCTTAAGGATGGCGTGCCAGTCATCGTCTACATCAAGAACGCTGCGGGGAACACTTCAGCAGCTTTCAAGGCTCTGCAGTCAATCAAGTATCAAAGGGACAGAAGGACGAGTGGTCTTGTTACTGAAAGCAGAATCTTTGGATACTCTCCACGCAACGGTCCGCGTAACGCTCCTTGTCGCGCTACGGTTATGAACCGCGAGTATCCTGAACAGTATCACCTCCTTGAAAGCTTAGCGGAAGCCGCATCTGAGCAATACCACAAGGTCAACGAGGTGCTCGCGAAGCACCACAAGTCTTTGACAGACGAAAGAGTTCTCCCGAACTACAAGATAGGCGAAAGCATGTTCACTAGCGGTATCATCAACCATAATAATCCGCTCAACTACCACTTCGACTCTGGAAACTACAAAGGAGTATGGTCAGCGATGTTCGGGTTTAAGAGGCAGGTGAAAGGAGGGCACCTAGCTTGCCCAGAGTATGACATGAAGCTTGAGATAGCAGACGGCTCACTGACTCTGTTTGACGGGCAAGCAATCCTACATGGAGTCACCCCGATTAGAAAGATGTCAAAAGCTGCCAAGCGATACACTATCGTGTTCTATTCACTTCGCCAGATGTGGAGTTGCGAGGAGCCATACGATGAGCTTGAGCGTATGCGTAAATACAGGATGGAGATAGAAAAGAAGCGGAGGTTTAAGCAATGAACATACTCATTGTAGGGTGCTGCGGAGTGGGCAAGACATGGGTCATGAAGAACCTTCTAGACCCTTCTATGCGCAAGTTGAAGCTTGGCAAGATATGCTTCCACCACAAAGGCAGTCTCGTTGTCGTTGGCAAATATGACGGCTCACTGTTTGAAGGCTCAGACAAATTAAGCATGAGTGCTATCACTGACATCGGCTTCCTGCTCAGTTACCTCCGGTCCAACAAAGCTCATGCGGTGTATGAAGGCGACAGGTTCATGAATCAAACCTTCATACGCAAAGCGAAGCCGACCATCATTAAGATTGAAGGTGATGGTGCAGAAGGAAGAGCGAAAAGAGGCAGCAAGCAAACAAGTGGTCACCTGAAAAGGATAACGACAAGAGTAGCTAAAACCTCAGCCGACTATACGGTCGCCTCCTCCACGGCTTGCCTACACAAAGTCCGCGAGCTTGTGGCTACCGAATATGCTTGATGACATTCCACAGATGTTCTTCTGGGTCACTGCGATGGGTTGCCTTCTTTGTTGCGCTTACAATCTTCTGAGATACTGATAAGATAAAGAGGCAAGACAATGGCAAGACCTGTTAAGAACGTAGATATTGAACAGCTTAAGAAGCTTCTATCTCTTCAATGTACTAAAGAGGAGTGCGCGGCATTCTTTGAGATGACTAAGCCGACACTTGAGGCACGTCTCAGGGAAGCAGGGCATGAAGGTTTCCGGTCTTTCGCTGAAACCTACAGGCAGCCTGGCAAGATAAGTTTGCGAAGGAATCAGTGGAAGGCAGCCGAATCAGGTAACGTGGCAATGCTCATCTGGTTAGGAAAGCAATGGCTTGGACAAAGCGAAAAGGTTGAAAACAAGACAGAGCTTACAACTCAGCTACCAGACACTTTGCCAGAGCAACAAGCGAAAGCAGTGAAAGCATGGGCAGAAAACATCAGGAAAAAGGTGGCGAAAAACGCGAAGAACTAAGTCCTGCTGAGTTTGCTGTCCTCAAGCTTGGGATGACTCCCTACCCGTGGCAAGCCGAGTGCTTAGAGGCTTTCGGGCTTCAAGAGGACAATGGCAAGCCGGTAGCGATTGTTGCTGCTAACGGCTCAGGCAAGACAGCTAATATCGTTGCTCCAGCAGTCTTATGGTTTCTTCACAGGTATCCTAGAGGACAGGTTGTCATTACCTCGGGCTCATTCAGGCAGGTTGAAAAGCAGCTCTTCCCAGCCTTGAAAGCGCACCGTTGGCAGTTTCCTGATTGGACCTTCCTACAGACAGAAATAAAAACAGAAGACAACGGGTTTGCGGTCGGGTTTTCAACAGATGACCCCGGTCGAGCGGAAGGATGGCACCCGAAGGTTTCCAACGAGATAGACCCGGTCTGTATCATTGTTGACGAGAGCAAAACTGTGCCTGATGGCGTCTTTGAGGCCTTTGATCGTTGCACACGCAAGTTCCAGCTATGGGTATCATCCCCAGGTGCCCCAAGAGGTCAGTTCTACGAAGCGCACCATTCAAGGTCGGGAGGGTTCTACACTAGGCAAGTACGCTCAGATGAGTGTCCGCACATTGACCCTGACAAACGCGAAAGAGACCTACAGACATACGGTGAGGACCATCCCGTTTACAGGTCTATGCACCTGGCTGAGTTCACAAGCGACAATGATAGGCTCGTCATTGACTCTGGTCGCCTTGCTAGAGCGTTAGAGGGTCAACCCGAAGCCAATACAACTGGAGAGATTGCCGCCTTCTGTGACTTTGCCGCAGGACGCGATGAAAACGTATTAGCTATACGGCGAGGCAACAAAGCAGAAGTCATTCACGCATGGCGGGAAACAGATACTGTCCAAGCTTGCCGCATGTTTGCTCGTCTATTTGATGAACATGAGCTTCGACCGGCATGGATATGGGGTGACGCTGATGGTCTTGGGACTGTAATGATAGATCAGCTCGCTGAGCTTGGATGGAGGATAAACAGATTCCATGGAGGCAAGCCGTCAACACTCCCTGACGAATACGCGAACCTCATTGGCGAAGTATGGCATGTAGGTGTGCGCGAGATTGAACGAGGCAGGATCCATCTCGGGCAACTAGATCAAGTTACGTTCCAGCAAATTAGCTCACGAAGAAGCGAATGGGCAAGCAATGGAAAGTTGCGCGTTGAACCGAAAGACGCCATGTCTAAACACGGTCTTCGTTCGCCTGATAGGGCTGACGCTTTGCTAGGCGCGATTGCTTGTGGAGCAAGGTTGAGAGGTGCCTTTACGGGCGCAATGAAGTCTAAAACAGAGAGCGATGCGTTCCAAGTGAAGCCGATAACGAACTTCGGGGCCTTCTAGTAGAACCTCAGACTGGGAATCGACATATCAATGTAACACGTCGATTCTATCGACATATCGCTAGAAGATGCCTAGGATTGCAATAGCAAGCTTTTCTGCTAATTAATTACTCAGATGTACGGTCAATCAAAGCATGGTCCCTACCCGATGCATTCCGGTTATCGGATGGCAGAAACGGACTTACAAAACGTAACTCCGGAACAGGTTAAGTTCATCCTGCGCAACGTCCGCAACGGGCAACTAGAGGATCAAGACAGGCTATTCCGCCTGATGGTTGATACTTGGCCGAGGCTCAGGAAAGACATCAATGAGGTTGCTGGGTCTATAGCCAAACTAGACATCAAGATTGAGGCACCTATCCGTGAAGGTTTAGAGGAGCCTACTCCGATGGCGCAAGCTATGCACGAAACAGTTTCTCAAGCTCTTGCTTGCACTTATCCTAAGCCAGGTCACTGGGAGTATGACTTGCTAGGGGCAATACGCGCATTAGTTGACGCATACATTAAAGGCACTGCTGT